CCGCTGGACTTTTCGCGCCGGACGCGAACGCCTGGTGAGGAGGGCTGACGTCATGCCGCTGTTCGGCCGCTGGCACAAAGGCGACGCGCTGATCGACACGTTGATCGTGCCGCCGACGTATCGGTTCGAGAAAGCGGATGAAGCGTTGGCGCAGAAGACGCAACAGCGGCGCGCCGCGGCGGCCTCGATTCGCCACCGCGCGTCGGCCGTCGAGACCGGCGCGCCCGTCGCCAAAGTGTTGACGATGACGCATGGCTCACGAAAGGACCGCTGAATGGATTCGAAGACACATCGCTCGTCCGTGATCGCCGTCGTCGTGAAGGTGCCCTATGACCGCGCGCAACCCCACCATGTTGGCCGGATCCTGTCGAGCGCGATTCGCGCGGCCCTGTCAACACCAGAGGCCCGGAGCGTGGACCCCGACGACGACGCGCCGATCATGCTGGACGTCGTCGCGATTGGCCCGCATCAAATCAACATCCTCGAGGGCGACTTCGTCACGGTGACGTATCCGGTCGGCGCCGATACCGTGATGTCGGTGCAGCCAGGCGGCGAGGTCGAGACACGCCCGGCGAACAGCCACGGCCCCTACGAAACCGGGCTGAAGCGGCCGGATCGGATCATCTTCGCGCCGCTCGGGCCGGCCGGGTCGGTGTTCATCGTGCCGTTCACCGAGACGATTCCGAACGAGTGACGCCATGACTGTCAAAGAAGCGAAACAAGCGATTCAAGATTTGATCGACGAGTTCCCAGATGCTGATTTCATCGAATGCCTCGAAGAAATGATCGACCTTGCGACGACATCGCTTGAGGCACGACGAGAAGAAAATCGACACGAAGACGAATAACGCCCGAGAGGATCATGACCTACGCCACCGCCTGGCCGTTCTTGACGTCGACGCCGGAGCCAGTGCCGCCGCCCGTAATCGTCGTGCGGCCGCCGCTGCCGCCGTTCGACACGCAGACGACGGACCCGGAGACGGGCGCGCCGCTGCCCGTCTACACAGAGTTGCGCGCCGAACCCCCGGCCACGGCCGACGTGCGCTGGTGGCGCGGCGATGCGTGGGGGCTGACGATCCCCGGGCTGCCGCCGGTGGCCGGCGGGGCGAATGGACCCGCGCAGAATCGGGTCTTAACCTACTTCCTCGATCGCTACGGCCACGGCGCCTGGGAAGACCGGATTCTGAAGACGTATTGCAGCTACGGCTACTCGCACATCTCGCTCTCGCCGCAAGATTCGTTCGAGGCCGGCCTGAGTGAGGACGCCTACGTCGCGATGAGCGTGCGGTGTCGCGAGGCCGGGTTGTTCGTGCATCACCTGATGCGCTCGAAGTACTACACGCCGACGCCGCCGGATCTCAGCGCCCCTGATGCGCTGATCGAACGGCTGCTCGCCGAGGGCGCGATGCAGATCGAAACGCCGGCCTGGGAGTGCAATCACTGGTCGCCCGAGATCGTGCGCACGATGATCGATCACGACGCGGCGCTGATCGGCACGCGCTGCCGCATCATGATGCACTTCTTTCCGCACTACATCTCGTGGCAGGAGAACCACGAAACGCCGACCGACTTCTGGCGCGCCAATGTTGGCAAAGTCGACGGCGTGCTCTATCAGTGCGATCCGGCCTGGTCCGCTGGCATGATGGCGGCGAGGTCGACGGACTGCCTCGACCGACTCGCGCCCGGCGGCGTGTGGGGCCTCGGCGACAGCGGACGCGGCCATCCGCTCGATTTCACGGTCTGGGAAACGATCGCCACCTGTCAGTTTGGCAACGGCTACGACGGCGATGGCCGATTGGCGACGGAAGACATCGGGAACCTGAAGGGCTATGAGTGCGGCAACGCGCCGGGCCTGATGGTAGCCGCCGGCTACGGCAACGGCGGTCGGCGGCCGGATGGGGCGCGGCTGTGAGGAAATACTTCTCGGCGACCGAACGCGCCCAAAGACGCGCCGCCGCGAATCGCGAATGGCACCGTCCATTCGACGCGCAGCACATGCCGTGGCGCGTCGTCGTCGACGGTGCCCTCGTGGCGCTGTTCGTCGATGAACGCAACGCGCGAGGATTCGCACAAGCGCGCTACGGCGACGACGCGATCGTCGAACGACGGAAGCAGAACTACCGGGTGGGAAAGTCGTCAACCGATGGAACCCGGCTGTGACACTTGCGTTCACGGTCTACGGCGTCGCGAAGCCGAAAGGCAACATGAAGCCGTTCCTCGGCCGCGGGATGAAGTTCCCGATCGTCACCGAGAGCAACCGCAACGTGAAGTCGTGGCAGCAGCTCGTCGCCGAGGGCGCGAGCCGCGCGCTGCACGCGGTGCCGCTCGAGCAGCAGGCGGTCCTCTACGCGAGCCCCGTGCGCCTCACGGTCGGGTTCTACCTGCCGCGGCCCAAGTCGCTCCCGAAGCGCCGCCCCGTGGCGCATTTGACCGCGCCGGATTTGGACAAGCTGACCCGGTGTATCGGGGACGCGCTCAGCCAGGTCGTCTACGGCGACGATGCGCAGGTCGTCGAAGCCGTGGTCGGGAAGTTCTATGCGGGGATCGGCGAGGCGCCGCATGTCGACGTGCGGGTCGAGTCGACGGCCGGCGTGCAGCCGATGGTCGTGCCAGCGGCGCCGCTGCCGCTGCCCTTGTTCGCGGAGGCTTCGCGATGACGAAGGAGCAACTGACGGCGCGAGTTTTCCAAGAACGCAACGAACTTGACGCGGAAGTCCAACTATTGCGCCTTCAAATGATTAGTTTCACCGCCCGCCTCCACGCCGTCGAGCAGGAGCGGGATCGATTCGAGCAGCTGTGCCTGGAACTCTCGAAAGTATCAACGCTCGGCTCACCGGTGCCCGCCTGCCCGCAGTGCTCTCCGGTCCTGACAGGGCTTGGCACGTTGCAGGACCGCGGCGATGGGAAGTGGTATTGCTTCCAATGCGATACGGAAACCACGCGGCCCACGTTCTACCGTCAGGTGATCGCCTAGCCATGAACGCGCGCGATGCGCACCACGAGCGGCTGCGGGAGGTCCGTAACAACTATGCGCGGATTCGCGTCGGGCTCGTCCTGGCGCGGGAGGAGTCCTTACTGCAGGCGTGGCGGACGGCCTGCGTCATCGAGGAACTGGACCGGGAAGCGCTCAAGGTCATGGAAGCCTTGCGCGACCACGAGGGCGACGAGGAATTCATCGCGTCATGATCATCTTCGCGGCGGACCATCCGCGGGTGCTCGATGGCACCTACGACCAGGCAGGCTACACGCCGAAGGAACGCCGCGCGCTCGCGCGTCGTCACCCGCCGGGTGTTATTGCACATCATGTGATTTCAAATCACACAGCCGAAAGGGCTCCCACGATGCGCCTCTTTGATGACGACAACATCGGCTGCTATCTCGATCGGATCGGCCACAAAATCGACGAGACCGACGGGCACGAGATCAAGCTGGTCGAGCTCACCCTGCGGCTGCAGCCGTTCACGCCGGAACTCGCCCTCTCGCTCGATCCCGACGTGCGGGCGTTCCTGTTCTCGCTCTCCGATGCCACGCCGAAAGCCAAACTCAAGGCGGTGCACTTCCGCCTGCCCATCCCGAAACAGCAGCTGCTCGTGCGGATGCTGCCCGAGCTCGCCGAGCAGATCGTCTTCTGCGATTGCGAGATTACCGAGGTCCGGGCCCGGACGCAGAAGAACGTCGACGGCTGGGCGTTGGTGTTCAAGGTCGCCTACGGGCCCGCCAGCCCGCGCGACCTCGAATACGTGTGCGACTGGCTGACGCAACAGCGGTTTGTCACGTTCCAGCCCGAGCAACCGGCGCTCGATTTCGCGGCGAAGGATCTGGACGACGAGGCCCCCGAACCCGCGCGCCGCGTGCCACGCCGGAATGCGCGGACGGTGGCGGGTGTCCACGTCGAGCACTGAGATGCGCGAGAGGTCTCAGAGGTCTCAGAGGTCTCAAGGCGATCATGGGTATCAAGCCTGACCCGCGCACCGTGGCTGTCCGCCGCGACGAGCTCCACGTGCAGGGGCGCGTCGCTTACTGGCTGGTCGTGAGTTACCAGGACGGGCTGGACTTGTTGGCGGGCCAGGTGCCGGCCGCGGTCCGGTCGCAGTTGCTGGCGACGCTCAAACGGGCACGGGCCGAAAGCGCGGAGGAATACGCGGCACGCGTGAGTGACGCCGAGGATCGACGGTGAGGCCGTGAGATGAAAGCCCTGACCCCCAAACAACAGCGGTTCGTCGCCGAATACCTCGTGGACCTCAACGCCACGCAGGCCGCGATCCGCTGCGGCTACAGCCCCAAAGCCGCCAAAGAGCAGGGCTATCGCCTGCTCACAAATGCTCACATCCAGGCTGTCATCCAACGGCAGCAGGCGCAGAACGTCGAAAAGGC